CTACGATTGGTACTGCGACTGACTTCTTGCAGATTCTGCAGGGCTGACGTACCACCTCGAGACAGCGCTCGCTTGTGGTCTACATCAACCGTGGAGGGCAGATCACCGTGGGCCTTCTCGTAGGCCCGCCGTGCCTGATTGCGGGCACTGCGCTGCTTGATCTGCTCTGGTTGTCCGTGGTACTTGGCGTACTCGTCCTTGTAGTCTCTGATCTTCCTTGGCATGTCCTCACCTATGCTCACACTCCGTAGGGGGCAAGGGGCAGAACTTGCACAACGGACTGGGGATGGGGTGCCACTTGTCGAGGTCGACTGCCTTCTCGATGAGTGCGGCATGGCCTGCCCACTTCTTCCAGATCAACGGCAATTGCGCACGAGTGTATGAAGACTGCACGATGGCGTTGGCAACGACAAACAAAAGCGCGGTCTTGACCTTATGGATGTGAGGGTGGTGGGCCATGATCAGGGCCGCCATCAACTCCAGTTGTCCGGGGTCGGCAAACCGCGCACTCTTGCCTGTCTTGAAGTCGCCTACTCGCGCAATGCCCTTCTCGTGATCCAGCACAACAACATCGGGGATGCCTCGAATCCACACATCATCCGCATCGAACGCACAGGGCGTGAGGTCACGCCGAACGCCTAGCTTTTCTTCACACCGTATCTCGCCTGAGAACTTGAGCAACGGATCAACAAACGTGGAGTACTTCGCAAACGCTTCCGGTAGGGGGGTGCCATCGCGCAGGTATTCTTCAAACGCCTTGTGAACTTCAGTGCCGTAGAGGGTTGCTTGCGTGTGCTCTTGCTTGAACCGCTTGAGGATCTTGACCTGATAATAGCGACGCGGACAGCCTTGGAAGTCCTTGATGCCAGAGTATGAGTGCGTAAGTTGCATGATGCGTTCGTGAGGTCAGCAATCGCCGTAGGATACGCCCATGCCTGACTCACAGGCAAGCGGCAGGCCCGGAGCCCACTTAGGTCTCCAGCTCATGCACTCCTCCACATAGGCCCGAGCCTCGTCCGCCTCGTCCTCCGGGGCGATGATGGCGATCGCATCATGCACCGTCAGGACAGGCTGGTAGCGCTTGGCGATGCGCAGCATCTGCTCGCCGATGATGCACCGTGCGACAGCCTGACACACGTTCTCCACCACCTTGCCACCGTAGATGTAGGAGTCCACACCGCGTGAGGTGTAGCGCCACGCGGCCATGCCGTCCTCGCCGGGGACACGCTTGAGGTCCGGGTACTGGATGTACAACCCGTTGGGCAGGAGGAACCCTTTCTCGGGCACCACCTTGATCAAGTCCTGCTTGTCAAACACATCGGCCTGCCCGCCCGAGAGACTGCGCAGGCACTTCTCACCCTGCCGCCAGAGCGCGGGGATCTTGGCGTATGCGTCCCGATAGGTCTGCACGATGCGCTTGGCCTCATCCTCCTTGACGGACACACCTGCGGTGGCCTTGAGGAACAGGCGCACCTTGGTCGCACCGACACCGTACCCGCAGCCAAGGATCACGGTCTTGCCCACTTGGCGCTCGCCCTTATCGATCTCCTCCACGGGCTTGTTATAGATCCGTGAGGCCATGATCTTGTAGACGTCCTCCTTGTTCTCAAACGCCTTGACCAGATCGTCCTGTCCTGCCAGCCACGCCAGGGTTCGCGCTTCGATCTGCGAAGAGTCGCAGTCGATCATCACATGCCCCTGCGGGGCGAGGATCGTGCGCTTGATGTGGCCTGCGTTCGCACCGCGTGAAGGTAGGTTCTGGAGGTTGATTAGTTCTAATCCAGCCCACCTTCCCGAGTGTGCGCCGTAGTACTTCAGGGGGATGGGGAGTACGGGTGAACGCTCTGCGATAGCGATGAGGGCTTCCGTGCGCGTTTCCTCAATCGTGCTCTTATTGCCAAGGCGAGCAGCAACGAGCGCCTGGACTTGGGCGTCAGGGTGTTCAGTAAGGCGTTGGAACTCCTCGTCGGTCTTAGCGAAGGCATAGGTCTCCTTTCCTGTGGTGGGGCTCACCTTCATGGGAGGGGGCACGCCAAGGTCGATGAGCATCTGCGCGAACTTCGGGTTGCTCATCAGGTTGGCCTTGTCCACCGTCGCAGCCTCGAGCAACGATGACTTCGTGCGTCGCACCTCGCCCAAGTGCTGCAGCAGCTTGAGCCTGTCCAGCACCAAGCTGGGCTGGATGTACATGCGCAGCGTCAGGTCGATGAGCTTGAGTTCCTTGGTGGGGAACTCCTGCACATAGCGTTGGAAAAGCGCGTAGGTAAGCTCGACGTCGTTGTTGCAGTAGCCACCGTAACGAGCCAGGGCTTCCTGATCGAAGTCCTTGTAGCGCTTGCCCAGCGCGTTGATGACCTCATACCCCTTGACACCCACACCCATGCGCTCGGCCTGTGCCTTGAGCGAGTGGGACTTCTCGTGCGGGTACAGGGCACGGCTCATGCCCATGATGTCGATCCAGCCCTTGGGGTTGACGCCATAGCGCCAGCCAAGGATCGCGCCATCGAACATAGTGTTCTGTGCAACGACCAGCGCCGTGGTCCAGTCGATGGTCTTGAGTGCGCTTGCAACCTGGGGCTGCGGGTACCAGTAGGGTGGCTCGTCGTTGATCTGGATGCTTATGCCGATGACCTCGAAGCGCGGGTCACGGACATACGCCTCCGTCGTCATCTTGCTTAGACTGTACTCGCGATCGTAGTACGTCTCCAAGTCCAGGGTTATCAGCATCGGGGGCACTCCATAGGATGTTTGTTTTTTTGGCGTAGTAGCGCCGCCTGCGAAGCCGCCACTTCATGTCGGAGTCGGGCTTCTCGGGCAGCACCTCGCCTGCGAGGATGCGTTTAATCAAGTCGTTCACGATTGACCAGATGTCGCAGTAGGTCTTCGAGTTCGTCGAGGTTGTTCTCGTTGATCACCACCGCCAGCCCGTGGTGCTTGCGGATGGCTTCGATCTCCATCTCCTGATACCCGGAGGGTTTGTTCTTGCCAGTTTTGCACTCGATGGCGAGGAACCGACCTCGGATGCAGCAGATCACGTCCGGTATGCCGGCTCGCCCGAATCCGTTGGCTGCAGGAAAGAAGTAGTACGCACCGTAGGTATCGAGCAGCTTGCGCACCGCCTTCTTGACCTTGGACTCGGGCGTGGCGCTCACTTGGTGGTCTCCTCGATGAGTTTGCTGAGGTAGTGCCGCGCCTTGCGAAGATCCTCCACGCCGTTCTTCTCCCGCCACCTAGCCATGTACTTGATGACGTTGCCCGTGAGGAACCCTTGGAACGCCTCCGGGGTCATCCATGACTCCATCGCATCCCACGGCTGAACCTCTTTGCTCTTGTAGTGCGCGCCACCCACCTGCTCTTCGCGGGCAGATACCGGCACACCCTTCATGGCGTTGACGATCGATGTGACCACCGCAGTCCACAGTTCGTCGTAGTCCTCGGTGCCTGTCTCATCGGTGGTGTGCCATGCGTTGCGTGCGACGTCCACGAGTGTCCTAATATCAGTTGTCATTGCATACCCTCACTGGTTGTCGTGCCACCCCACTGACGCGCCATCGCTTCGGCAACCCCTGTGTATGTGGCACTGCGTAGCTTCCATCGCGTCGGGCTGGGGGGCAGTCGATGCACCCGGGCCTCACGCCCCGAAACAATGTCTGTCGGCTGGAGCACCGGCAAGTTCTTGAGCCACAGGCATGTAGCCTTGGTCTCCCCGTGGCCAAACTGCCACGGCTGGATGATCTGGTCGGGCTTGCGGATGCGGCTGCTGATGATGCTGATGGGGTTCTCCAAAGCAATGCGCTCGATGGGCGCAGCCAAGAGCAAGCGCACGAACGCCAAGGCATCGGCCTGTTCGACTTGCTTGTCCTTGAACCACCGGGCACCACTGACCGCCAAGTGTGTGCATGGGGGGTGCGCCACCATCAAGTCCCACCCATCATCCAGTACGTCGCGCACATCGCCTTGGTAGTGCGGTCCCGGAGTCTCGGTATCCAGCAGATCGCAACTCATGGCGTCATGCCCGGCGGCCAAGAACGCATCGCGAACTGCCCCCGAGAACTCACATGCGACTAAGACTCTCACCAGCCTCTCTCCTCAGATAGCTTGATTGCATGTTGCAGCAGTCTGCTCTCGACAGTGATCTGCTGCGCCAGTTTGTGAGCGTGTTCCCATTGTTGTTCAAGCAGTGCGTCATGCACCTCACGTTGGAGGTGTGCCAGCTTGATCAGGCATTCCGAATAGTCCATTCCCTGCAGTCCTGTGAGTGAGTTCGAGCATGGCTCGCTTGTGCCGTGAGCGTGCCTGCCGCTCCGCAGTCGTGAGCTTTTTGCGACGAGCGTCGCGTCCCGGGCCTATCGTGTAGACCTTGATCGCGTCGCGTCCGCGTGCATCCTTTTGCCACGCCTTGATATGCACCGCTTCCTCCTGATGCAAGTCTCGCAGGTAGCGTTGGACCGTCACATAGTGTAAGCCCAGTTCCGCCACGATGTCGTGAACCGACTGGCCCGACTCATCCTGCAGCATCTTGATCATCCTCGCGTACAGCAGGGAGTTGATCTTCACCAAAGGTAACCTCCGCTTCAGGGATTTCGTATGTGTTCCAGCGGGCATCGCACCCCCAGGTGCAACGCCGTCGTCGTTTGGTCCAGCCGTTCTCGCAGTACCGGGAGTCGATGACCTGCGTCTTGCCCATGCCGCACTCCACGCAGGCGCTCATGCCGGTGGCCTCGCAGTGGCATCGATCAGCCCCTCCTCCATCTCAATCAGCACGGACTCCACCTCACGCGTCAGCCTCACCAGCCGATCGTGCTGGCGCTCGATGTGCTTGAGCGCGCAGTCGTAGTGCTTGGGGCCGTAGGACCAGCAGTGGTCGGAGTGAGTGATCTGTGGCTCAGGTTTGGTCATGTGTTCCTCCGGCGGGGTGGGTGTAGAGGGGTTCAACCACGCCGCCAAGATCGGCTAGTGCCTGTGGGTACTGCTGAAAGATCACGAACCCGCCCGGAGGTGTTGCGTTTTGTGCGCGCCACCCCACCGGCTCCTGCTCCGGCTGCTCTAGCGCAGCGCGCAGAGCTGCTGCTGCTTCGTGGCACAAGCGCCCAACAGGTATGTTTTGACTGTGATACTGATCGTGCTCATACACCATTCGTGCATCAGCAGGCACACGCTCAAGAAGATCGATCAACGGTGTTTGTTTTGCGTCCATGCTTTCAACTCCTGTGCTGCGTTTTGGTAGTCCATCGCCATGGTGCTGCAACTGTAGGCGTAACGCTGCGCCATGCGCTCGGCGTATCGGATTGCCTGCTCCACGTTGTCGTGTTCACGCAGGAGAATTCCTGCAAGTGATTTCGCATCCAGCGCCTGCTGGGCGGCTTCGCGTAGTGTCATGCTTCTCCCCTTGCCCTGATAGCCTCGGCGCACCTACGCGCCTCCAGATCCTCACGGTTGAAATCCCCAACGTGACGGCGCTCACACACCAGCGCACACGCCTCGCGCTCGGCTGCGGCGACAAGGGATGCGAAGCGCTCCATGACCGACAGTGGTATGAACTGAAACTGGTTGTGGCCCGCTTCGTGCGCCATGCGGATGATGTCGTCTTTGGTCATGCCTGAGCCTCCTTGATAACGTAGTCGTGGAACACAACGCCTCGAGATGGGTCACCGACTTTGCATGGGCGTACCCATACGTCCTTGCCACTGCGCAGCCTGCGCAGGTGGCCTCGGCGATCGTGCAGCCTGGGTGGGGCGTGCGTGCCGCCCTTGGGCGCAGAGGGCATGGGTCTGGCCCCGATCACCACGGTGCGCCACTCGTAGGCAGGGGGCTTGCCTGCCTTGATCCTGCGGCGGTTGGTGAACGTGTCCTTGATGGTCGGTACGAAAGCGTCAGTACTACCGAGCGCCAGTCTTTGGTACCAAGTGGCCAAGAACGCCAGCGTGCGCTCGACTTCGGCCCGGTTGAGCGTCTGGCCTTCCTCAACGGGACCGTAGTGAAGTTGGTCGCCATCCAGCAGATACAGCAGGGGCGGCAGGGCGCGCAGCTGCTGCCCAGCCGGTCCCATGTGCATACCAACGATGATGCCTTCCTCCTGCGGATCACTGCCACTGACCACCATCCGCACCTCAAACCGATCGTATGGTTTGACCGAACCATTCCAGACCACGGCGCACCAATCGAAAGGCGGGCGGTATTTAGCTAGGTACTCGCGGACTTGGATATTTGCTTGGTTAGGTATACCGCTGGCGTCAAACCAGTGAAGCTCGGTCGGGTCTATCCCCGCTGCCTCTACCCAGCGGATCGCATCTCGTATAGCAGGAGTCACGCTTTCCTCTCCTCTCTTCGTTTAAGGCAGTGGGCGCATGCCCACCGATACTTGTGTAGTTGCTTGCCGTTCTCCGGAAGCTGCATCGTCCTGCACGATGTGCAGAACCTCTTGCCGGTCACAGCCAGCACTGCTTTGTTGATCGCTTTCCTGTCGATGTAGGGCATCGACACTCTCCTTGGTCATGGCTGCCTCCTGCACGCTTCACGCACCGCCTGCGGGTAGTCCGGATGGAACGAGGCCAGCGCGCAGTCGTACCCACGCACGCTGCCTGCACCGAGCCACACGAGGGTCCAGATGTAGGCAACGATCAGTGCAATGATGCGTGTCATCACCCACCTCCGCAGAAAAAGAATACCGTTGTTATGATCAGCACCGCCCAGGCGGTGCCACCGACGATGCGATCGAGCCGCTCGCGGCGCTCGATCTCGCGCAGGTCATCGGCGTCCATGGCGGGCCACCCACTCACGGACCAGTGCAGCCTGCAGACGCAATGCGTCCCGACCGTTGGTGTAGTCGGGCATGGGCTGGGTCGGGGAGTATGCAGCCCCGATGCGCACGGGTGTCCAGTCCCTATCGAACCGGACGAACCGATGGCCGTCCGGATGGTGTTCGATGATCAGCATGATGTCCTCTCTTGTGTAGTGAGTGTCAGCTTACGATCAGTCCGACCACGGCGCTGACTGCCATGGTCAGGAGTGCGTAGATCACCACCTCATGCGAGCCTGCCAGTGCAGCACCGGCTGCGACCCCGCAGGAGCCGATCACGGTGGCGTAGATGATGCGTTGTGCCGGGGTCATCTCTAGGTCTCCAAGGGGCCCGGCCGGAGCCGGGCGGGGGGTGTCAGGCTTCGACGGTGTCCA